GGTGCATCACTATCACCTTCAAGAAAGTAAGCGGTCTTAATGTTTTGAGCTTTGAATTGTTTGTTTATAGTTTCGGCAATGACTCCACCGAGTTCATCGGATAAATCACTTTTTGATTTTGCCATAACACACCCTTAATTAAAATAGGTCATCAAATGTAACACCAATATCATCAGCAGATGATGTGGGTTTCTCACTCTTTTCTTGTTTGTAATTCAAATCAGCAGCAGGTTCTTCTTGTGATGAAGTTCCCATCCAAGTTTGTAATTGAATTTTCAAATCATCATATGATGGTTCAGGAAACAATTCAGTAATCTGTGGTTGTGTCTTAATTTTTTCAAGAACATCCTGAGATTCTGTGATTGGAGTTTCTTTTGGTTTGACACGAATAGTTGTTTCTGCATAAGTTTTACCAGCTTCTTCTGGTGACTTAACTGTAACAACAATATCACGACCAGATTTAGGATCAGACAAATCACCGTAATCTGGATCAACAAAGAAAGCAAGTAGTTCTTCATAGACTTGTTTACCAAATCCCCAAAACTTAACACCTTCATTTTCTTGACCACGAATAATAACAGGTGCATACACTCTCATTTTTGGTTCGAGTTTTCTACCCATTACCCAATCTTCTTTATCGCCAGTTTGTTTCAACTTCTCAGCAAATTCAACGATTGGATCAGGACGACCAAATGATACAGGTGAAAGAATAGAACGCTTACCGATATTGTAATGAAAATACAATTCGATGAAAGGGTTTTCTCTATTGTGAATGTAAGGGGCAATACGAATTTGGGTTTCGCCCGGATCGGGTTTCCAAATGTTTGATGTGCGATTGTTTGTGTTTTTCAAAGAGTTCAAACGGCTCTTGATTGCATCGAGGTTAATACTCATGCTGTTTCTCCAAATGTGTAATGAATAATGATTAACTGTTACTAAAAGAATGTCAGTTCTAATAGGACAATACTAATATAATGATTTAATGTTTAATAAGCAAGCAATTTTTTCTATAAATAAATATGGGAAATCCGAAGATTTCCCATTTTATTATTTTTTTGATTGGCGATTGATTATCACTTTTTGTTATACTTCATAAGTTCTTTTAACCTACGGACAACTGCCTCTGGTAATTTTTCAACATTGAAAGTATTATCAACCCATGCTGGAGCATCATCTGTCTGTGGCATAACATCACGCTTTGGTGCACCTGCAACTGGAGGACTTGTCTTTTTTAGTGTCTGAACATTACCCCAAATGTAATCGGCTATTGTTTCTGGACTATCACCCTTTCCATATTTTGCAAAGACTTCAACAACAGGTTCTGTTATGTTATCAATAACATATTTTTTTAATTCGCCTTCACCCACTTGAAAAAGATTAACACCACCACCAGCTGCGGTTGGAACTGTACCCGTTTGTGCGGCAATACCAATTTGTGTTGCCTTTAATGCCTCTAATGGTTTTTTAATATCAGTTAAATCTATTGCCTTTATCTTTGCTTCTGGATTCATACAGAAAACTTGTGACCATCTATGATGACCGTCAATAACAAATTTACCACCACCTCCAGTTACAATTGATTTTCCAGCAGGAGCAACTACACCACCTTTCAAGCAAGCATCTGCACTTGTAGCATCTTTTAGTGGATAGCTCAAAGATTTATCCATAACAACTTCGTTTTGTGTTGGTTGCAAATCCGTACAGACCGGTGAAATTGCAGAAGTTTTTACTGGCATATCACCAGAAAGTGATTTGATTGCATCAACGAATTTAGGATCCTTTATGTTATCACCCAAGTCTTTAACAAAAGTTACATAATCTTTTTTGAGAATTTTTTTCAATTCCTCTTGTGCCTCATCTTCGTTAAGTTTCACCTTAACTTCGTTTACCAACTTTTTCAACGAATTTTTCATAAATAATCTCACTATAATGTACTAACAAATTCTTCTTGTATTTTCAATTGTTCATCGGTTGCCTTGCCCGTTTTACCCCAATCAGGCAATATATCCAATGCCCCATTCAAATCCTTTAATGATGTTCCTGATGTTGGATTGTCTTTGTTTTTTAATATATTTATGTGATTCAATCCTGGAAAAACATAAAGTGGCATACCACTATTTTTTGCCAATAGAACAGAATGTTTCAATGGAACTATATTATCACTACCACCATGAATAATAGCACCCGTTCCACTAACTTCAGATCCAGTTAATGATACGGTTGGCCATTGTCTGTTCCATGCTGGAGCAACAAGATATACTGTTGATGGTCTTTTTGCACCCATAGAAAGTGCCTGTAATAAAACCGCACCGCCTCTAGAATACGCTATCAATGTTTTCAAATTTTCTTCATTTAGATATGTTATTGCCTTTTCAATATCTTCTTTTGTGATTGAAGTTGAATCAGAAAATGCAGGACAACCTGTATCTTGGTCTGGACTTGTCCATTCTATATTACAGGTATCAACTCTCATATCCTGTGGTTTCATCCCAAATCCATGAAACGCACCTTTTTCTATCCCCATTTCTTTCAATATGTCTATCAATTTAATCATAGTTTTATTGTTATCTAGATGACATCAAATGAGTTCTTATTATTTCTTTTATTTTTTTACGAAGTTTATTTTTCAAACGTTCTTGAACCTTTGGCGTCTTTGTATCATCCGATGATTCGGGTTCTTCAGCTTGGGCTGATGAATCAACTTCTTCTTGTATTTTAACGGATATTTTTTCTGCAACATGATTTAATTCAGACAAAAACATTTCAATAACTTTATCATCTTCTGCCGTCAATCTTCTTTTGATAAATCCAGATATTTTTTCTATAAGTTTTTGTATATCCTTTTCATGTTTCTCTTTATCAAGTTCAGAATATGGCATAGATTTTAGAGTATTCAATGCCTTATACAATGCAACTAAACTCGAATTGTTATAGAATCTTGCTGATATTGATTGTAAACTATCCTTCCCTCTTTTGTAAGAATCGGAATTGAAAAGTTTTTTGAACCAAGATCTCATAACGGATGGATTTTCATTTGGAAACATATATGATAGATTACCTTTGCTCTTATCTGAAAATGATACAGCATCTATCAATACGATATATGTAAACGGACTGATGGCCGCCTCTGATATTGATTCTCGTATAATTTTATTTTTCATATTACACTCACGGCATTAAAGTTATTTTTGAATCTTTTTGAATTAAATACAAACTTATACTTGTCTTCTTATTAAAAAAATGAAGTTTACCAGACATGGGTTTTTTGTATTCATATCCAATCGATTTCAATGCTTCTATTATCTCATGTTCTTTGTATTTTCCTGCATCTATGACATTATCTGGAAGCATTGATATATCACTTAATTTTGATTTTAATTCATCAAAGATGCCGTCAAACCCACTTGCTTCATTTACAAACTTAAAATCATAAAGTTTATTAACAAGTAGGTCTGTTATTTCATTAACTATCGTTTGGATTTTTTCTTTATTTTTCATTTTATACCAATGTTAATATACAGATAAATATAAAAAATTCAAGTAATTACCAATTATACACACGAACCAGAAATATCTTAACTACTCTAAATCCTTCTTTGTTTTTGAGTAGAGCACAATTTCTATATCTCTCCCATTCTATCGGATATTTTTTGTCAAGTATTCCATTGTTTAAGTTCATAATTAACTCATTCAAAGCATTTATAGTGTATATCGTATTGGTTTCACGTTTTTGGTGAACCATTATAGAATTTGGTAAAAATTTCTTATAGCTATCCATTATCACATTGTAAGACAATATGACATCTTCTTTCGTTTCAAATGACTTAAAATGAAAAACTTTATTATTTAATATAGAAAAATTGTCTTTTATATTTTCCAATGTTTCTTCAACTTGGTATTTTCTTGCAAATGTACATACGAGTTGGGTTTTCAATAATTTTCTCTCAATGTTAATCAATATACATACATAGTATAAATATCAGATTAAATTTGTTTAATGTGTCCAAAATCATCGCCTACATAAATTTTTACTGACATATTATCAGTCTC